ACAAATGAATGAGTAGATTGGAACACAAACTTCTTCTTAGGCTTTCCAGTATCTTCCAGTTTATAAAAATCATATTTCAAGGTCTGGTTTGGATGAGTGCCATCAAGCCAGAATACAAGTATGAGAGTATCGTCTGGCAAATAGTAAGGAACGATCCTTACATCGTCATAAGGTATCTCTACGTGATGCTCAAACCCCGGTCGCCTATAGATCTTGCCGGTTTCTGAGATAACAAAGTTCCGGACAAAGCGACATGAAGTGTTGTAAAGATTCTCATTGTAATCCCCTATTGATTTTAGAGACGATTCTCCTAGATTCCACCGACTAATCGAAATCTTCTGTGGCATAAGGCCCCCCATCTCTGTATCTTCTTGCCCAATAATCTCTCTCATTCCTATACCAGAACGGTTTTTCTCCATCTTCTTTCATTCTGGAATTAGTAGAGTCTTCTACGTGTGCTATAGCTTGGTATGAGTTAGCAAGATTTAATACCATCTGAGTAATATTCATATCACCAGTTAGTTTGAATGCTATTTCCTGGGCTATTGAGTATGCAAGATACTGGAAGAAAGCCGGATTCATTTTCATAGGATCTATGTCATACTTTGTATATGTAAGTTCCATGTAGTTCTGCTTAGCTTCTATTGTATTATTAGGATCGGCAGGATCAAGAACGATAACCACTCTCTCTGCTGGGTTATTGCAACGCAATGTATCATTATCATAGATCTCATAATACTGTTCTGGCCGTACTCTTCTGGCTGCTACGAAATCCTCTGGCAACCCAAATGCATAGTCATAGTTTTTATATTCATCGGGAGGCACAACCTCAAAAATATCGACAGTCCTTCTTGCAAAGTTCCAGTCGTATTCACTGAGAATCCTTCTCAGTATGATCTCATAGTATTCTTTGACCTGTCTTGCACTATCAGAGTTCTGGTCGATGCTGTTTATCATATCTATGCCAATAGCATTAAGAGCATAGTTAGCCAGCTTCGTCACTCCTTGTTCATAATTCATCCTTGACGCTCCTGTTTAAGCCGATCTAATACCAGCCGCTTCCTTCTTGCTAGTATATGGGAAGGCAACACATTGTCCATATCACCAAATTGATTATCTTTTCTTATTTTAGAGACAGTCTTTTTTATGCCTGCTATTGTTACGTCTAATGGCTTCCCGCCCTGCCAGACAACCCCAGCTTCTCTAGGCCGTTTGCCGTTTCTTTTAGCTAATGCCTCTATCTCCTGAGCTGCAGCTATGTCTTCTGTGACGATATCCCCGGCTTCTATTATCTTGTTTCCTTCTTCTGTCACAACAACAGTCTTTCTTGTAGCCATCTTGTAATCGCTCATATAAGCATTGTAGCACAAAAAAAGGGGAGCAAGAAGCTCCCCAAATGTTAGTGATAACTATTGATTACTGCACAAACACAAAGGCTGTTGCAGTACCAGTAGAACCGGTTCCAGTAAGAGAAGTATCATCCACTTCGATAGTAATGTGCTGAAGAAGCGTATCATACGGCAGGGCGAATACTGCGTGAAGTCCATCACCGGCAGCGACAGCAGTAGCAAGAAAAGTTCCTGCTATTACAGTTGCAGTTCCGGGGGCGGAAGTTGCAGTCTTAACAGTTACAGTAAACGATCCGGATGTCGGAGGATTTACTGCACCAGTACCCGACGGGCTGATAATGGCATGGACAAGAAGCGTAGTACCAGTACCACGATCTGCACCACCAAGATCAATATTCCCTTTAGAAACATGAGAAGTGAATGCCTGGTCTTCAAAGGCAACCATTTTTGAATCAATGAGCATTAGTATCCTCCTTACGCCACAACATCTTCGGTGTTGCTAATAAGATCAGAACGCTTCAAAGGAACACCCCTGAAGTAGGTCTGCCGTACACCACCGACATCGGTAGCATATACATTGGGAACAGTGTTGTCATAAGCCAGACGATCAAAGACGTTAAACATCTCTTCGTTCAGGTAAGCAACAAGGTTTCCTTCTTTACCACGGTTCGGTGCATGGTTGATAGCTTCGATAAGCCGATCAAAGAGCGGTCTAAGGTTGGTCAGAGATTCAGAAGGATCAATGTTAACAACCCTGGAAAGTCCTCTGGGGTAACGGACAGTAACGCCCATATCAAAGTAGAACCAAGAAATCCACATCGGGAGGTAAGCACCAGAAGTATTGGGATCGGGAACGATCTGGAGACCGAAGTCTTCCTTGCTGATTCCGATCTTAGAACCACGGGGGTAAAGCATATGAGTATAGTCTTTGCCCCAAGTAACCAGATAAATACTGGTATTACTTGCAGCATCAGAGCCACTCATATTATAAACACCTTCCATGCCGATAGCATTACGGCGAGTAGCCAAGCCATCAAAAGCACCGGGAGTAACACTTCTGTCTCCATAGAAGAAGTAAGAAGAAGCGGTTTCAGAGAGTCCTTTAAGATGAGCGATATCCTCATCAGAGCGGACCTGCTGTTTCTGTCCTTTAGGAGCAAGCCGGATAAGCCGGTCGTCCACCATAGACATATCTTCGATGAACCCAATGTAGTCAACTTCCTGTCCAACCTGTGACAGAGTAGGGCTAACGCCCTTGTTGATCTGACGGAGAGTTCCAGAGGGCTGGGTTTCACGTACAGAAGTAACGTGAGAAGCAGTCCTGTTTGACTCGACCCATACTGCATCATTCATTGCATCATCATGTTCAGCAATAACTTCAGCAATACGATAAAGCATCGAGCCTTCGCCATCCATTCGTTTAGCGAGCTGTACAATATTCATGGGATCCCATGCCATTAGTCAATTCCTTTCATAGTATCATACGATCCAACAAAACCTTTCGGCTTTGGAGCAAGCCGGTGTCCTATTGGAATATTCCCTTCTTGCATCAATGTTCCTACATTGACAAAGAACTCAATCATAGACGGGTCATTATCAAGCCCCTTGTCCTGAAGAGTTTTGACGAGATCCTGGCCACCTAAGTTAACCATCGCCTCATTAGCAGACATCATCTTTTTATCAAGATCATCACCATACTTCTGTTTCAAAGTATTAAGTGCTTCCTTGTAAGACTCCTCCTGCTTCTGCCTAAACTCCGTTTCAGAAACTTCGGAGTAATTAACCAACCCATCGGCGAGTTTATCTGCCTGTGCCTTCGTAAGATTAGCCTTGTAGAAGATATCGGCAAGAGCCTCCTCTTCAATACCGTAACCATTCTTATCTTCCGGCCTACCAAGTTTGCTCCATACACTATTCCAAGTCTCCTCGTCAGCGTCTTCGCCCGGTAGAACCGTAGCACCGTCGTACTGTCGCAGCCTCTCTGCTTCCTTCATGGCCTCGATAGAGCTGGAAACAAATCCGTCAAAAGATTCATACTTCTGAAAGACATCAGTGTTCTGCTCTGCGATTTCCTTGGGAATCATTTTAAGCCACGGCGTGCCACCTTGGGCCTCTGGGGTCTCGGTGGTTGATCCTTCAGGTAAGGAACCTTCAGGAATCTGGTTGTCCGACATTCATTTTTCTCCTTAATGCGTCTCTTTTTACAGGATGCAACGCATCCTTAGCAGCAATCTCTGTATAATATTCTATCATACTTTCTAATTGCTCCTGTTTTGCAAGGTCTAAAGTGCATAATATCTTAATTGCAAAGTTCTGCAATACCGCACTTTCAAGGTCTGTAACGGGCCTATATAAGCCTAAATTGAGAAGAAGCCACTTCAGAACCTCTCTTCCCTCTGCATTATGAAGGAAAACAGATCTGAAGGTAAGAATCTCATCAGCTGTTATATCAAGCTGTTCCGGCTTTTCTGGCTTCGTCCAGTAATGATCCCTGTTCAATAGCTTTTGCTCCATACTTCATTGTCGTGTCCATCTGCTGCTGCTCTGCCTGCTGTTGTGCCTGTCTCTGTGCAGCCTCAGCTCTTGCTTTCCTAAGCCCTGATACGTCACTCTCTTCTCTTAGAATACCATAAGGTATATTAAATGTCTCTCCCAATATCCTCGTTGTTCTATCAAAATCAAAGTTATCAAGAATAGTCGGGTCAAGTTCAGCATACTGGATAGCCGTATTGATTGGATTGAGAATCCGTTTCTGTACTGAAGCATATCTCTGTGCAACACTCAGCGGCCCAAGATAATTGAGTTTAATCTCCTGATCAAGGATCTCTACAGGCGGTGTCGGGAGTTTTCCCTGCTTGCCTAAAATCCTAATTGTCTGTTGAACAATTGGGTCAAGGAACGAACGATTCATAAATGAAACAATCGGACCTAGCATCGCCGCCTTCTCCTGCATCAACTCAGCCACTTCTCCAGTTGTTCTTCTGGTTGTTGACTGAGAAAGCATTATAAAGAAATCGGTGAAGAAATGACGATTGACAATATCAGTGTAGCGGTTAACAGCATCAATAGCTGCTGGATAGTCATATCTCGCTCCTATCGGATATATCTGCCTGTCAGGTGAACGATAGAAGTTTCTCCCTCCTGGTCCTAAATGATAGTCATCCATCAGTTCTTTAGGAATGTTCATAGGAGGGTCTGCCATCTTATGCTCGGCTTCTAACCTGGTCCTGGCACTCTGGTTCAAAATATAGATATCAGGGAGAGCCTTCGCCGCTGCACTGATTCCATAAGTCATACGTCCCTGCACTGTCCATCGCCAGACAGCAGCCGGGAACTGTTGGTATCCATCTATCTTCAGTATTTTTTCTTCAGTAGGATGGATGTGATATCCTGAAAACTTAAACTTATTAGCAAAAGGATTCCCTTCTTCATACAGCTCATTGGGCATGATCATGTATCTGACTGTTGTCGTACCAAAGGGATCTTCCTGCACCTTAGTCATAATCTCAGAACCAAGTTCTTCTGGAGTATAAATAGAGAGAAGCTGATGATTCTCATACTCCCATTCCGTACCAAACTGATTCGTCCTATTATAGCCGTCTGTTCCAAGAACATAATCGCCGGGATGCCAGAAGCGATACTGAATACCATCATTGATACGGTCATCTTCTACAGTAATCGTCGCCGTACCGATAGGCATCATGGAGTTATAAGCAGGAACAAGCTGTTCGTAGAGGTCATACTTCTCAAATGTCTGCATCAAAAGACGGTTGAGATCTATAATCCAATCCCGGACAGCAGGAAGGATTCTTATATCTTTATCTTCTACATCAACACTCACCCACTCATCAGCCGGGTTTGTCGAATAACCGAATAGTCCAGAAGAGGCTACCTGTGCCGATACCCTTGGAGATCCATCGAAAACATTATCTCCTATCAAATCCCTCGGGTTCCATGCATGTGTCCCCTGACCATCTATATCAAGATACTCCGGCTGAACAAACTCAGCACATTCTCTCCATAGAGGCTCCCACCTCTTCCTCTCTTCCATTGCATGGTCGAAAGTCCTGTTTACTCGTTTGAATATAGTATCATCTGCCATTGCCTATCTTTCTCCTTAATAAGGATTCTTCTTTAATATTCTTTCCCCATTGAACAATATTCGTTTTTACTTCTTCCTTTATATGCATAATAGCATATCTTGCCTCATCATACACATGGTCCTCGCCTCGGGTGTCTACATCCTCCGGCTTCGTCTTGTCCGCAGTCTGCATCGGAATAGTTCGAATGAAGTCCTGACAGTTGGGAAAGGCAACAAGCATAGGCCCACCATCATGAAGATTGGTCTTGAGATAATCATGAAATGCATAGGCTCCTGATAAACGATCATTGTTCCCCTTTATCATTACAAAATAATTAGAAAAGATCTGCTCTACTGACTCTTCACTAAACCCCTGCCTGGACCAACATGCCGGATCCGCTACCATATCTTCCACTCCAAGAAAAGCAGCCATCTCCCCAGCTCTCTTCGCTACAACTGAAGCATTCTCCCTCGTCCCCTCATTCGCCTTAACCTTACCATATAGCTCGGCAAACCTGATCAGCCGGCCCTCATGAGTCACAGCCCAGAACCCTATCGAATACGGCTTGGCATATCCCCAGTCCATCGAAGCAAAACGATACCAACTCGGATCTAAGGGAAAAGCATCAATAACATGACGATCCTGATCCCACTCACTAAACACCTGACCAGCAAAGACATCCCAGTCCCCTAAACGAAAAGCCTTGTAAAGATGAGGCGGCAACGCCTTTAACATCTTCTCGTAGTCCGTACTCGCCAACGCAGGGTTATCCTCTAACCTCGCCGGTATATACTGCCTCGTCATGCCATCAACTTCATATATCTGAAACGGCTCCCTGTCAGTAATAAACCTCTGCTTGATCCAATACGCTCCTACTCCTCCAGGATTCCCCGTAGCCCTCATGTAACACGGAACCCCTACCGCTGACCGTAATGAAGAAAACATAAACAAATATGGAAAATCACTGGGATAGTTCCCTAACTCATCAAAATATACATTAGTAAAACTAAAACCCTGATACTTCTCTACATCCTCATCCCTCTCCAAATACCTCATCTTCAATGTCGCTCCATTCCGAAACGTCCATTGCTTGTCTCCTACACGCCACGTACCAATTCCACGATAAATCTCTTTTGATATTTTTATTGCCTCTTCTAACTCTTTGTAACTACGACGAAACAATATACCCTGTGCTCCCCTGCCATACTCCCCAGCAGCTCCGGCAAAGTCTAACAAACAGGCAAAGGTCTTCCCACCTCCCCTCGCTCCTCCATAAAACAACTCACCTACATCACTCTGGATAAACATCTCCTGCTTAACAGTAGGTCTGATCTCTGTCACTCCGTTCCTCCAATCAAACACTCCGTAGGTCGAATCTCTGTCACAACTAGACTCCTTTATCTCACCGGCTTAATGTGATCACTATTCAGTATATCACCTTTCGTATGGGTATTGATATATCCCCCTAACCGCCCAAACACTCACGCTCACTCTTTCCTGGGGGGAGGGGATCACGCCCCCTAGGGGCCTCATCGTGGCTCAGGGTACACCCCTATTTCTGCTCAAAAACTCATATACCTCTCGGTATATTCGTCCCCGAGGTGTATTGTATAGTAGGTATAGACGATTATCTAAGAAGCCGGACACTAAGTTATTATACCATATAACTATGCATAACGCATAACAATACACCACATTTAGAGAGCTTGCGTATCTATTTAGAAGGCTATGAAAGATGAGAGATCTTAAAGTTGGGATGTCTTCTTTATATATATACTAGGGATGATTCATTAAAGTAGCCGGTTTATACCCGAATTGTTCTTTATTGTAACCTTGTTTGTTGAGATATCTAGGTCAATACGCTTCTTATGTTTAGTTATCTAGGTAAAAACGCTTCTGATTATACTGGTCAGAGTGAGCCGGCGAGTACGCCGCCCTACGGGTTGTCAACCACCAAGCCCTTCGGGTGGTTCTCAAGAATAGTGAGTACACGATTCTTGAGCCCCAGTAGTTGACAAGCACACTCTTCGGCCTAGTAAGGTCAGCGTTAAGTTTTTAATTTAGGAGGCCAACATGGCTACACACTCATTCAAAATCATCATCGACAACAACGAAGAGATCTGCTCTGAAATCTTTGAATTTCTTCAGAACTTGGGATTCACCCTGGTTGACGAATCTCTTGATCCCTCTTATGAAGAGTGGGTCTTCTCCAAAAGCGTGACATTCGACTCTTGGGAGAAAGCCGAACAGTACATCAGCGACATCGGGTACATCTCTCTAATCTCCCTGGAACACGGGGAAGTGATCGTCAACGCCTTCCCATACTAGACTAAAGGGGCTAACGCCCCTTTTTTTTGTCTTACGTTAAACCTGGAGCTAATACAAAGGACGGCCTTCGGCCTTTATTGATGGCTCACTGTGATTGTCTTTCCTCCCTGTTAATAAAGGGAAGTCCCCTTCTGTAGTCACTACTGTCACATCCTTTTATTAGATAGCCGGTTATCTACAAGACGATGTTGCAAGTGGTAATCCTTGGGTCTGCCCCGAGTTCGACCTGTCATCCAGATATTCTTAACCATATTCTCCCGTTGATATCTTTATCCTCAACAACTGTTTGTTCCAGGTTCACGGCAAGTGTCGTTACATCGTCTCGCAAAGCAACCAATCACTCACTAAGTTATTTAAGCAAGCTGTTGATCGCTAAGTAGGGGGTGGGGTGGTTCCAATTTACCTCTGCATAATGTGCCTCTTTCTCCTCATTCTTTGGCTCGACTTTCACAGTGGCTCCGCACCGCTCCCCTCCTTGTGTTGCCCACCTCCCGGAGGATCGCCCTACGGTGAGTCAGAACCCCCCAGTGTGCAACCCCGCTCAGCCTTCTTTCCACACCTTCCCCTCGGTGGGATCCCCAGCCCTCCTGCGTCGGCCTGCCCACCGAGCCTTCGGCTTCGAGGCCCCACTCTGATCCGCTCACTCCGTTCGCTCTCGCTTCGCTCACACAAGGACCTGTTGCACACTGGGAGGTTCCGCCTCATGCTTCGCAGCGTCCTCCAGGAGGAGGGCAATCCAATCAAGGAGGTGCGCTATGGAAGCCACCGTAAAGAAAGTCATCACCAAACTTCATGAAGAGACCGTCGAGTCCCATTATTCCAAGGCAACTTGGAAGGGTTTGTTAAGCCAGAGACTTAGCGATCAACAGCTTGCAATCCTTAATAACTCAGCGAGAGCTGGGTTGATGTATCTGCGAGACGACGCAATCACGACACTTGCTTCTCGTGAATATCCCTGGATGATCAACCAGATCGAGGTTGAGGAGAAAGATACCAACGGGAAAGTCCACATGGTCAAGAAATCATCCTGGCTTGACCGTATCCGCAACGTCGGGGTTATCAGACCCAAGGATCTCATTCACTTGTCCAACATCGTAGCCCTTGCAGAGAACCGTGAGGCTATCGAAGAAATGGAATGGTGACCAGATATCGTTGACCTTACAGAAGGGGACTTGTTCCCCTTTTTTAAGGGTCGTCTATCTATCTCCCACGAGATTAGTTGTGTAATATACATAGCTAACGATGACTAATAATCGTGACTCACGGGCCAGGCCCGGCGGGGGAGGGCTAACCAGATGGGGAGCAAAATGATAAAATGGAAAACGGTTATTTTTAGGAATGTTACTTATGATAATTATCTGGTATATGAAGATGGAAAAGTATTTTCTAAAAAAACACAGAGATACATGAAACCTGGTCATAACAATAAAGGTTATGCATTTATTCACTTACCGGGGTTAAGAGGATCTGCTTATATCCATCATATAGTAGCCGAATCTTTTTTAGGATTAAGACCTAAAGGGATGACGATTGATCACATAGATGGTAACAAGCTGAACAATCACGTATCTAATTTGGAATATGTAACTAATGCTGAGAATATGAGGAGAGCAAGAGCAATGGGAACATTCGATTTCAGTAAGAAGCCGGTTATCGGGATTGATATCAAGACAGGAGATTCAAAAGAATGGGCATCTTTAGCCGAAGCTGCAGATGAAGTAGCAGGTATTAAGTCAGCCTATGCTAATATCTCTTCTTGTATAGCAGGAAGAAAGACAACTGCCTACGGAATGATATGGCAGTACAAGGAGCAATCATGAAGTTTAAGACAAGCACTCACAGAAATATATCAATAGATTATGAAGTATATGAACACGGTATGTTTCAAGCAAGAACATTTGATGGAGGCGTAGTATCTGATCTTTATAATACCTTATCAGATTGTGAACAAGATATCATTCAGAAGATAAACACTTTTTTAGATAGCCAATATCTGACTGTAGAAGATGTTGCTAAGGCTATCGAAGGAATTACAGATGCTGGATATGAAGCACCTGTAATAGATGTTGATGGATTACGTATCATACTCAGTAATACTAAGAAGGAGCTTTTCTCATGACACTTTTATATCAGTATAGTAATTTCTTTCATGATGCTACTAATAAGACATTAAGACTCTATGATGAGATAGTAGCCGAGGGTGACAAAGCATTAGATATAGCTTTCGAGCTTGCACCATTAAGAGAGTGGACAAGACTAGAGGAGTTCCCAGCTCTTGTGACATTGCATTTAGAAGATACAGACGACTACGCATGGCCATATTAACAAAGGAGAAATAGTTAAATGGATGAAACAAGATCACACACAGGTATATTTGTGCCTAATGGATATCACGATGATGGGTCAAGTAGACCTCTGATTGAAATTGAGATAGTCGAAAAAAGGAGTTTCCCTGATGGAGAAACCCTTATTGCCTATGTTCAATTGGATGATCCGAGAGAGACAGTAAGATACTGCTATGAAAACGTATTGATATATAAGGAGATAAAAAATGATTGACAGAAATAAAGCCTTTCGGGCTTGGGTATGGAATGATTCAATAGAAGAGTTCAAAGAGATACACCTTGTTATAGATGTTTTTGAAAATGGTCATTGCCTTGCGATTTCTGAATATGATGCGGAAGCATATATGAAACATCATATTCAGATTGG